GCACTGAAGTTTGAACCCGTTGATTTTATGAATTTCATGTCTTTCTTGAAGGAGTTAAAATGACCATTCCCAGCAGTCCGGCCGATCGCAAGGCCATCAAAGGTGCGCTCGATGAAATTTCGGGCAGCATGACACGCATCGAAGCCGAGCGTGACCTCATCAAAGAAGCCATTGCCAATACCTGTGAAAACTTTGGTCTCAACAAGAAGACCTTTCGTCGCATGGCCAAGGTCTACCATCGTCAGAACTTTACACAGGAACGTGAAGAGCACGAAGAATTCGAAACGCTCTATGAGACCATCACCAATACCACAACCATGAAGGAACAGGCAGCATGAAGTACACCATCAAAGCACATGGCATCAACGATGAATACAGCATGGAGTTTAGTGCTTATACTGCAGCCGATGCCAAGCAGCAACTGGAACGTTTCGTGGATCTGGCTCAACCCATGGTTCAGGGACAGATTAACATCAATAATCTGGACCCAGCCTGCAGGATCAGTCCTTGGGCTTCGGGTTCTGACTGGGGCATCAATCTAAGCAGCATGCACGCAACCGACACCATGAAATTCTAAGCATGGAACGCTACATACTTACACTGGCAACTGTGGATAGCATGAATCGTCCACGTAACCGCACCCTGGTGGGTGTATTTCGCAATCTGGATCAGGTCACAGACTACATGAAGTCTGTCATGGATCAGAACCCTGATGTCAAGCATCGCTGGGATGTTGGTCACATGATCGATCCTGCACATGCCTGGGTGAATCATGGAACTTAGATGGCTCAATGGTCGTCTACAGAGTCGCCAGCAAGGCAATTCTGGTTTGCGACATCCGTGGGTCGATGTACCAGAATTTCGTGAAATCATACGTTGCCCTACGTGCCAGCAGGACATGACCAACAATGTCTGTCCAGTGCCCATAAACTGCCCCATGGCCGGTGTGCCGGAAATCGTAGCTGTAAGTCATTGATTTGCAAGTAAAAGAAAGTGCTTGACATCAGGGTTGGAATTTGCTAGAATCACTGTATGAATGAGGTAATAAATATGGTCATGAAAAGCAAAGTCAAACGTCGTAACCCTTTGGCTCGGGAGCTATGGAGCCAGCGTTATTCACGCACCGTGGAGAACAAACTTGTCTACAAACGCAACAGCAAGCACCGACTACAGGATCATCAGTTGGTTCGACATTGATCAGCAACAATGGCGCGTACAGGTGCTGAATGGTACGACCATTGTAGAAGAACGTCAAGCAAGCAACATGATCGAAGTACACAAACTTGGGATTTTACTGCATAATGAATACCGTATACACCGTCCTAGATAAATTAGCCAATGACAATAGTCGCCTGGCCAAAGAAGCCATTCTGCGGTCCGAGCTCCAGAATCAAGATTTTTGGCAAGCGGCTCGATTGGCACTCGATCCCTTTGTAAATTTTTACATCAAAAAAATTCCTGCGCACACCAAGTCACGGACCGGTACGCTGAGCCTAGCCCAGGCCCTAACAGAACTGGGTCGACTCAGCAATCGTGAAGTCACTGGCAACGCAGGCATAGATCATCTTGTATACATTTTGGAGAACGTGAGTGAAGCAGACAGCCTGGTTATTGAGCGAGTCATTGCAAAGGACCTCAAGTGTGGGGTCAGCGAAGCAACCATCAACAAAATTAGACCTGGGCACATCCCAACCTATCCCGTCATGCTGGCTTCAGCCTACGACCAGCGACTCATTGACCGGTTCGACTGGCCAGGCATCTGTCAGCTCAAGCTGGATGGCATGCGCTTTAACGCGATCGTCCGTGGTGAAAACGTAGAGTTTCGTAGCCGCAATGGCAAAGAAATCAGCATACCCAATGACCTGTTTCCTAAGGCCTTTGTTGCTCTGGCCAAGGAGTATGGTGCTGACTATGTTTTCGATGGTGAACTGCTGGTAGTAGATGCTGCAGGTCGGCCTCTGGATCGCAAGACTGGCAACGGCATACTCAACAAGGCTGTCAAGGGCACAGTAAGCAAGTCAGAGGCTGCTCAGATTCGTGCTACCATCTGGGATGCCATACCCGTAGAAAATTTTGTCCAGGGCATCTATTCAGTAGCCTACGAAAGTCGCTTTACTAGACTCGTGGGCGCCCACAAGCAGTTTTCAGAGTCCAGCAGACAATTAAGTCATTTGATTAGTCCGGTGTTTACCGAATATGTAAACAATGACTATGAGGCTCGCAGAATGTTCGAAAGATTTTTAGCCGAAGGTCAGGAAGGCACCATACTCAAGGATCGCAATGCCATCTGGGAAGACAAGCGCAGCAAGGGCAGCATTAAGTTCAAGGGCGAGCTCGAGGCTGACATGCGCATCATTGGCTGGGAGTTGGGCACGGGCAAGAATGCCAATCGTCTGGGAGCTTTAGTAGTTAGTTCCGAAGATGGGAGAATTGTTGTCAATGTTGGAACGGGTTTTACCGATGCCGATCGTGATTCGATTCAGCCTTCGGTGGTTGGCAAAATTGCTAGCATCAAATATAATGCACGCATACAGGACAAAAAGGGCAATACCGAAAGTTTGTTTTTGCCAGTGTTTGTAGAGATTCGCGAAGACAAGGATGTTGCAGATCATAGCACGGTCATGAAATAGGAGTTGTTATGAGCCATACAGAGGACAAAATCAAGAACAGTCAGCGCAGACATCGCGATGAAAATGCCATCAAAAAGCAAGTTAAGATTGCTACGGCCATGGGCATGAAGGTTACTGAGCCACACAAGTTAGCCAAGCATCATGCGCTGGATTGCGGTGTGCCCGATTGTCCGCTGTGCAGCAGTCCTCGTAAACGTGGCGAACTTAGCATTCAGGAAAAACGATTCTATCAGGATTTGAAGGAAGATCATGAAACCGATCTATGAATTCCGCATGGGCGATGTTGACGATCCAGATTTACTGGTGGGTCTGCACGTAGAAAGCAAACGCAGTTCCGGTGAAATTACTGCAGCCAATGTAAGCTACGAACTCATACCCAATGCTGGTCACATGGGCTGGGATGTCAAGATCTATGATGCCGATGAAAAAGCCAGCGAAGCTCGTGAATTGGATGAACTCAGAGATATCTTTGCAGAGAGTATGCGCAAAGATCAAGAACGCAGCGAAAAGCTTTGGAACGATTTGTCCGAAGAAGATCAGATTGATTTATTTTGTGCAGTTGTTCGAAGGATATGCAAAGCTGAGCTCGATGATCGGGGTTCTTACAGACATGCCTTATACAATGTATTTGGCTTCCATCAAGGGAGCTATGCACCAGCACTGAATGCTGGTTACATGTCTCTGCACAACAGTATCTTTACCGATACGGGCATTAATACCTTGATTAAAAACTTTTGCAGAGATCATGAACTCGAATTTACTGATGAACAGATCCAGGACTGGACTTTTAAACACAGATACTACTAATGCCTACTCAACAAGAAATTGACCACTTCCTTAGGAAAACACGAGGAAATCTTTACAGAGGACTGTCTCGTAGACGCAACAAACGCAAAGACAGCCTTATGCCTCAACACTATACCGATGACATACCAGGACCGCATATGTTTGATGATCTAGCCCATAGTCCGTTCCACATGGCGGCCAGCAGTGTAGACGATATTATTATCAGTCAGATACTGCAGAAAAGATTCTTAGCCAACAAAGATGTCGAGCTGGAACGCATCTATTTGCTGACCGATGTTCGTACCGTAAGAAAGTTCATTTCGACTCTCAAAGAACCCAAGCGTGTCTTTAGCATGAGCGAAGATCATGGCTATGTGTTCTTTGCAGACGATTGCTATTGGGAATATGGTGCAGACTCCAACATGGTCAGAGTCAAGTTCGTAGGCGGTAAAGATTTCGTTGGCTCTTGGAGCAAGAAGCTCAGCGAAGAATTTACCATTGCCAAGAGCTTTGTTGAATGGATGTATACTTCGGATGGCAACAGTGCCACTGTACCCATTACCGATGAAAAGCAGCCCTTGCCTGAAATGTATCCGTTTCTCACTAAGGATTTGTTCGAGTACTATGATGATTACATGGATAGTTCGGCGAGTGTGCTGGTGTTGCTAGGCCCGCCTGGTACAGGCAAGACCAGCTTTATTCGTGGCCTGTTGCAGTACACCAAGACCAATGCCCTGGTTAGCTATGATGCCAGCATCCTGGAAAAGGACTATATCTTTGCCCGCTTTGTCGAAGGACAGAACAACGTCATGATCCTGGAAGATGCCGATACCTTTTTGGGTTGCAGATCCGATGGCAACGATGTCATGCACAAATTCTTGAACGTTGGCGACGGGCTA